TAACACGGTCGATGGATATTGGTGGGGAGACCATTGCAAACATGGCTTCGTCGACAACATTGGCCTGGATGATTATCTAGAAGAACTACATGCCTGCAAATAAAATTCCTGTTAGTGGAAGATCCAGGGACCGGGAAACCGGTCCTTCTGGAATCAAGACAGAAGATTTAATTGATTTTAAAAAATTTGAAAAAATGATGAATACACAGTTAGAAGTCTCAAGCTCAAGCTCCAAGGCCCAAGATCCAAGGCTCAAGCGCACAACCTGAGGTTGTATTCTAAACCAGAACCTAGTTCAGGTTCTGGAGGCACAAGCCACAAGCCGTCAGTCCCAAGCAGTCAGGTTCAAGCTTCAAGCCAGAATCCACAAGCTCCAAGATCCGTTGACCACGGTACATGGATACTGAAGAAGTTTTAGGGGGTAAAGGACCAAGGGCCTTTACCATGATAAAAGTATTGTTAGGATGACGTGTATGGAACGCAATTTGGTGTGGTGAAAAACGGATCTTTCTACTCTTCGTTACCTTCAGCTCTATAGTGCAAAAGTGCCCAGAAGTATTATAGACCAATAAATCAGGAGTCCCAAGTAAGCTAGTGTTTTCAATTCGAATGAAAGAAAACTCTTTAAGATTTCTTTTAATTTGTTGGTAAAATTTAGCCTCTGGACCCATGAAGTTTTCGGGGTAATGTCGTCACTCATTATGCGCCCGGCGTACGCAATTTATCCGGTAAAATTATATTAGACGCCTCTGCTGTTTTCATAACAAGACGGTGTGAATGATGGTTTTTATTTAACCCAAATATAGTTTGACTGTTCTCTTGTACTTCCATTTTTTTAATTTCATGTAGGTGACCATTCACTTCAACATATAGTACAGCATCACTAACAGCATTGCCTTGCCTCGTGCCTGCCTTGTTACTAGCGGTAAAAGTAGAAAGGAATTCTTGTAAGTCTCTTACTCTCATTTAGATTTATCCGCAAGATTTTTTTCTATTTCTTCTTTGTACACCTTAATATTAAACTCAAGTTCTTCTATTCTTTTCTGCTGCTTTATCAGCTTAGCACTCATATCATCTACAATCTTATAAGCTCCCTTAAGTAAATTATCTGTTTTAATCCACTCAGATTCACGTTGTTTATATACCCAGAGCTGTTTCTGGTGTTTTTCGATCAAGAGGGTTAAATCAAGTTCGCCTCTGTCTTCTTTCATATCATTCATATTGACAATATATGATTGTTACCTTAAATTGTCAATATGGGATTACCAAAAAGATTAACTGAAATGCAGAAAAGATTCGCTGAGTACTTAGTATTCGGTGGAACTGAGGGACCTATGTCTAAGACAGAGTCAGCTATAGCTGCAGGCTATAGTCCTAGAAGAGCGCCCGTAGAAGGATCAGAGTTAACTAATCCTAGACACGCGCCATTAGTAGTTCAGTATATTGGAAAATTACATGAAGAAAGATTGCAGAAGCATGAAGTTACTTATGCCAAACACGTGGCAGAATTAGACAGAATTAAGACAGCAGCCTTAAAAAAAGGATCTTTCTCATCCGCTGTAAACGCTGAAGTATCTCGTGGAAAGGCAGCAGGATTATACATAGACAGAAAAATAATAAAGACAGGTAAATTAGAGGACCTAACAGAAGAACAATTAGAAGCAAAAATGAAACAAATCTTAGACGACTACGCGCCTCTTTTAAATGCAACGACTGTTGAGGGTGAAGCGATTGAAGCACCTAAATCTTCTGAATCTTCCGAACCCACTGACGAGGTATCATCGTCCGATCACCAAAGCTAAACGTACCATCATCCTCCCTATCAAAAGAAGCAAACAATTTAATTGCTCTGTTATCTTTAGAATATAACCAACCTTCATTAATTGGATAGGCTAATTTCATTTTAGTAAATTCTTTCTCATTGGCCCAGCCCGAGTCACTCATAGCGTCGACCCACTCCACTCTGACTTTTGGAAAAGGTATATCAGGAGTTGTTAGAGTTGTGATTCTTTTTCGTCTTTTCCTAGGCATTACCCTGTATAGACTATCCCTTAAAAAATGTATAGGGATCTTAAAAGAATTAGAATTAGATAGAAATTGAATTGCTTCGCGCATAGGCAATCCTATGCTGTTTTATGCGGTATTTTTAACTTTTTGTTGGTATTGCTTACTTTTAGGTAGACATTATTTAGTGTCTCTTTTTTCAAAAAGTGTCTACCCTAGTGTCTACCCTAAAGTCAATAAAATCAATGCTTCTAGACGAAAAGGACAAAAAGACACTTTTTTTTCAATGTTTTTTAATTTTTATTTTATTTTTTTTTAAATCCCTATACATCGGACGGGTGTTGCATAAATGTCACAGTAGTGTGAATAAGACCACTGCTTTCTGTTAGTTAATTTTTGGGTGAACTTGCTCTATTGTATAGTCTACCCATTTATATCTATGAAAAGGTATAAATTTTTTACCTTCCAGATATTCTGTTAACATTTTTTCGCAATGTTTCCACGTAGCCTTCTTATTGTCTCCCAGTGCATAAGCCCTAATAATTCCACCGGGGTCTTTGGCACCAATCATGTACTTATATTCTTCTTTTTTATCTTTCATATGTCCTACTTTCTGAAAGCTTACTTGGTCCTATTCACATCCAATATTATCCCATAATTATGTGGCAACATTAAGGCAAATAAAAATTTATTTTCACCTTTTACGTGTATAGGTGTTGCATAAATACCACATTAGTGTCACATAATAGACACATTTCAGACACTTTTTAGCCTTATTCGCAATTTTCTTCGCTAACATCGGACTCACCTTTCATAAACCATAAGTAACTCCACTCTGTACTACCTGGTGTACATTTTTTTCCTACTTTTACACTATAAGTACATGAGTTTAATAAAACTAAAAAAGAAGCAATTAACATAACTGCTAATACGCTTTTAAATGTAACACTAGCTCCTTTTAAAAGGACTTTGCTTATTTTCTTTTTTTTCATTAACTATATAACCCCCTTCCATCTTAGCTCTTCGGGTGTCAAAGCACCCACAGCTATTTGTCCTTTGCCATCACAATCTTCGCATTTTGCGTGAACTTCTTCTTTTGCTTCTGCATAAGGTACTCGATAAAAGCCATTACCTAAACAAGTAGGGCATTTTATTTTATTCTTTTCTTTCATTAAATTCTTCCTCCTTCATCTCTACTTTTGCGTTTTCTTTTTCATCTCTCTTCATTTCATAGAAGCTATCTATTCTTTTTAAGGCTTCGTGTTTATAGTGCCGTAGTTCATCGCCTTTGAACTTCCACTCTTGATAGTATAGATCCGGTGTAACCATCATAATAACACATTGTTCTATATTGCTTTTATGTTGATCATCATGGGCCAATGCATACATTGCACATTGTAATTTATAATCAATTACCCACTCATCTCTCTTCGGTCTGGTGCTATTTTTAAAGTCTACAACAGTTTCAAAACCATCGTGCTTACAAACAAGGTCGCAGCTACCAGCAAAAAGACCATTATATTTAAGCATGACTTCTGAGCCAAAGTATTCTTCCACTGGCGTAAGGCCCACTTCAATAATTTTGCCGGCCATGGCTTTCGCCTGTTGTCCGAGTTGCGTAAGATCATCGTAGCCAGTTCCGAGTATATGATGTTCCATGAACTTGTGGACAAGTGTCCCCCTATTACTAGCATGGTTCTTGATTCTTTCAGCTTCTTTTTCTCCAACTCTGTCCTTCCATTTCTTTAAGAATGATTTATCTGCGGTGGCGCTTAATATCGTAGTTACTGAAGGAAGTCTAGCTCCTTCTATTTCATAAACCCTGGTCCCTGATCCGAGGTCCGTGAGCTGTTTTCCTTCGACGTAGGTGTATTTACCATTCTTCTTCAACCCAGATTCTTTACCAATATTGTGAAATTCCTTTATATCTTCATCACTCATCATTTTTTTTATCATCTCCATAGTGCTTTAAAGCTTCTTTAAGTCTTTTACGTTTATATTTTTTTTCTTTCAAAAGTTTAATTGATTCAATAATTTTATCCTTTTTTCTTTTAATCTTCATAAAGGGGTAAATCTCTTTGTAAAGAAATAAAGAGTCTCCTCCTTCAAGAAAAATACGATGAAGAGGCTTTCGAGTAATCATTTTCTTGGTGATTCGGCACATTCTACTATATGATTTTCTCGTGTTATACTTCATTTTTTCCGTGATACCGTAGTCTCTAAGTTTACATAAAACATAATTCATAAGGCTCTCATTCGTGTTGACGAGTTGATAGTTAGTCTCAATATAGTCATATCGTATTTTTCCAGAGGGGGTAGCTCGTGTGGGTCTTAATGATGTTTTTCTTTTTCTAATTGAAAAATGACCTTCTGCTTCAGAAAAACCAGCCAGCCAAGCAAAAAATTCTTCTCGAGTGTGTTGTAAATAGGGAGAAAATTCATATGCATTATATTGTTTAAGAATGGCAAAAGAATTATTCCTTTTTTCAACGAGAAAAGGGAGCAGACTTTTAAGATGAGGAATCAAATCAAATCCCGAACATGCTGTCCGATATCGAGGTTTAACGTTAAAAGGGGAATTTCGTTCATATTTCATTCGCATCTTTTTATTAAAATGCTCCGCGATAAATTGTATAGGTTCAAAATCGGTAACAGCGACTTCAATTTTTGAATCATTACGCTTTTTACCTAGGTGAATACATCCATCTCCATCCACGAATCCAGCAATATAGGCTAATTGTGCTTTATCCATCGTCTTTTTCATTTCTAGCATAAATCCATATATAGTTTTCTTGATAAAATTTATAAAATTTTTTATCCTTAAAATATTCAACAATATCTTCGGAAGGGACCTGGTCGGATATAATACACTCCGCAATTGATTCGTACTCTGATTTTTTTAATTTTTTCATTCTTCCTTAGCTCCTTTTTCAATGAGTTCAACTAGACTCGGTCTAGTAAAATAGTCGTCTTTCTTTTTCTTCACCTTAGGTTTTTTAAAAATATCATTGTAATTCTTTTTATAAAGTTCAGTTGCAGGACGTGATCGTCCATCCCACTTTTTACCTTTCATCTCTTTTTTCATATCTTGTAAAACGTATACTTCAACGTCAACTCCTCTCCTGGTTCAATATCTTTAATCGTTACTAAATTCCATTTTTTATAGCCAAAGGGGCTTAGTGTACCATTAGCGTTGTTCTC